GGCTTCAGTTGCTGCAAACGAGTGATGCCGTCAGTAACTGCGACAACGTTTTCCTTAAGGCGGTAATCGGAGGAAGTGTTGTAAGTGGTGGCTGAACCGGATATAGAAATGGTCCCTACAAGCCCATTTGGATTATAAAAGGCAATCATACTGTTAGCAGTGGTAACAGAGGAAGCTGTTTTAAGAACTTGCCTGTTATTAACTGCATCTTCAAATGCTGCGCCATAAATACTTGTGCCATTCGGTATTCCTGTAGTACCAAACAGGACATCACCGTTATCCGTAATCCTCATCCGCTCAGAACCAGCGGTTTCAACAGCAACTACATCCGCAGAAGGGAATCGAATCGCAGTATCTGTATCACCTGCGTGGATAATTTTGTCGGCAATAGTTACATCACCAGAAACGGCGACAGTACTATCAAACGTGGCGGAACTAGTTACGTCAAGTGTGCCTGGGATATCGACGTTATTGGTCCATTCAACGCCAGTACCAGCAGCATCAGTTTGCAACAATTGACGAGCTGCGCCATCAGCCAGTTTGCTGACGGCAATTTCAGCACTACCGCTGATATCAGCATCAACAATCGTGCCATCAACGATGTTGGCGGATGCAACTGTAATAGCTGTAGGCAGTGCTCCAGTGGCGAGCTTGCTCAACGCGATTGCTGCACTGGCGTTAATATCGGCGTTGACAATAACGCCGGAGCTGATAGCAGTTACACCAGAGCTATTGATGGTTACATCACCGCTAAGCGCAGTTGCAGTTGGTACATTACTTACGTTGCCTAGTAGTACACTGCCAGCACTGATACTGGCGAGTTTGCTATGAGCAATTGCTGCACTGTTGTTAATATCTGCGTTAACAATAGTGCCATCAGCAATCATCTCGCTGGTGACGGTGCCTGTATCTGCTGCAGTAATCGCTGTGCCGCTTATCTTGGTTTTGTCAATTGCAGCAGATCCACTAATATCCGCGTTGACAATAACACCGGAACCAATTGCCGTTACACCGCTGCTACTTACAGTTACGTCGCCTGACAATGCAGTTGCAGTAGGGACATTACTGGCGTTACCAAGCAATACTTGGCCGGCGGTAATGCTGGCAAGTTTACTGTGTGCAATAGCGGCACTGGTGTTGATATCGGCGTTAACGATAGTGTTATCGGCAATTTTGGCACTAGTGACAGCACCTGTGTCAATAGACCAAACAGAGCCGCTACCACTAACAGTGATATCACCGTAATCAGCGTCTGCAATAAAACCAGAAGAAATTGCAGAATCTACATAACCTTTAGTGGCAGCATCGCCGCTGGCAGTTGGAGTACCAAGGCCGGTAATTTTATTGGAAGCCATTGCCAAGGCTCCGCTCATGGTATCACCGGTAGCGTTTACATACCGGGCGTCGGAGGCGCTGGTTGTAAAAAAGCTAGTGTCATCAGGAGTACTCGCGGCGTGTTCCACTGCAGTAACAACAGTTGAACTGGTTAGCTTCGCTGTTGTGATTACGTCGTCAGCAATTTTGCTGGCCGTTACAGCACTATCGGCAAGTTTTGCTGTAGTGACGTTGCTGTCTACAATTTTTGCAGTTGTAACGGCATTACTAGAAATATCATCAGCAACAATCGTGCCATCAACGATGTTAGCAGATGCAACTGTGATGGCCGTAGGTAAAGCTCCGGTAGCCAACTTGCTCAACGCAATTGCTGCACTGGCATTAATATCAGCATCAACAATTGTTCCATCAGCAATCATCGTGCTGGTGACGGTGCCAGTATCGCCGGTCGTAATGACGGTGCCGGTGCGATCTGGCAGCGTGATCGTGCGGTCTGCAGTTGGATCGACAACAGACAGCGCTGTTTCAAACGCATCGGCAGTGGTGCCTTCAAAGGTCAGGCTGCCGGTGGCGCCGATCTCAAGATTGCCTGTGATCGTGCCGCCAGTTTTAGGAAGCGCCGCGTCGGCAAGGTCGTAAGCACTCTTGACTGCAGTACTACTAGCAATCGTGGTGGAGCTGGTGGTGCTGGTGCTATCGCTGACCTTGCTCTGCAGACTTGCGGGGGTTACGGCACGGGCACTATCGGAACCAGCTTGGGTTTCGGCGTTGGTGGCAAGTTCCAGCAAACCTTGAACGGTCGTGCTACCTGCAGGGGTGGCGTTCACCCATGCACTGCCGTCCCAGATCTTGACGCCAACAGGGGTGAGGCTGTTATCAAGCCAGACTTCACCAGTGCTATTGCCGGTGCTGCCGCCTGCTGCCGGGCTGACGTTTGGCGCGGTGGTGCCAACATGCACCGGACCGACTTTGATGATGGTCGCGCCAGTACTGTCCTTGAAGAACAAGCCGGGGCTGGTGGCGTTGGTGTTTATGGCAATCTGACCGTCTGCGATTGCCGTTGTCGGGCGCTTATCGGCAGTGCTGCTACGCAGACTCTTATGGGTCGATGCCATTCCCTTAACTCCGGGCGGACGGGATTACACCAACAGTTTAAGGGCTTCAGTATTCGCCGTCGTCCAACACAACGTCGTAGGTCTCAAACACGTATGTGAAATCGCGCCAAGCGGTGTAGTAGTTGGCGTTTTGGATCTTCAGCAGCACATCGCCGGGCTGTCCGCCGATGGGCACGTCCTCGGCGCTATAGACAAAACTTTCTGTTCTGTGTGACATCAGTAAGTGCCATCATCAACCACGCCAATCGTCATTTCACCAGTACTGTTGTCTACCAGCACTTCTGCAGACTCTTTTACCACGCCGATTTGACTGGTTGTTGCAATTTGAGCGCGACCCCATAGCAGCGCCAAAGCGTCGCGTACATCCGACACCGCCGCCATGTCTGGGGTGAAGTACGTGCCGTCGCACAAAATGTCGTAGTCGTTGAGAGTGCCGCTAGCACCAGAGACCACGGCAACTTTGGTCCAGTTAGCACCGGTGCCTTGGCTTAATACCCAATCACCAATCGAAAGGCTTACCGCTGGTGCAGGTGTCGTACCAGTGCCTGCAGTTGTGACAACGAGGTAGACGCCGTTGTTTTGGAGGCTGGGCGTTCCCAGTGCTTGCCCAACAACCAAGCCAGCTTCTACGCCGTACTCGTTCAGAGTAACAACAGTGTTGGCGCTGGCGTTATAGGTGCCGCCGAAGCGCAGGTTGAGCTGAGTTGGGCTGCCATAACCGACAAGCAGCCAGTAACCGTTGGGCGTTGGTGCGACTGTGCCGACCCAGATGTATGCCGAGCGATCAGAAGGGTTGATCCACCACTGACCTGCAAATTCGGGAACAGGCGCCGTTTCGCTAACCTGGGCAATGCCGTAGTCGGCAAGCTGCTGGGCGGTAACGCTGTTTTCGGCAAGGAAGGCGCTACCGAATGTGCCAGTGGTGATCTTGCTTGCGTCCAGATTTGGAATATCTGCAGCAGCAAGAATGTCACCCGTGGTGATGTGACCTTGGCCGTCAACCGTCACCTTTGTATAAGTGCCAGTCGTAACGGTATTTAGGTGGTTGAGTACACCAGCTCCGTCAACAGCAAGACCAGCGCCAGGTTGTACGACTCCAACGGTGCCGGTTTCAGCAACGGGGAGGTCGGTTGGCTCTAGGACACGGAAGGTTGGAGCAGCGTTTACGCCAGAAATCGGACCAGCAAAAACTGATGCGGCAGCTTGGGTGTCAAGGGTCGTGGTGACTTCGGCGCTGCTGGACGTTGGATACGTGACGGCAAACGTGATCGGCGTCGAATCCGTGAACGTCAGCGTCTGAACAGCCTTAGAGTCGATCCAGTTGGTGCCGTCCCAGATGCGGGTCAGTCCGGTGTTGGCGTTAATCCACTGCTGACCGACGAAAGCGCCAGCGGCTGCTGGGTCGGTGGTGTCAACAACAGTGGCGGAATCGTCAGCAAGTTTGGCGCCGGTAACGGCGTCGTCGGCAATACTGGCGGTGGTGACGTTGCCGTCCGCAATCTTGGCGGTGGTAACAGCGTCGTCAGCGATAGTGGCGGCGAACGTCCCAGTGCCGCTGCCGGTTACATCACCTGTAAGCGTGATGGTTTGGTCGCCAGTGTTGGTGCCACTGGTGGTGCCGGAGTGAGTGCCACTAAATGTGCCGCTTTGGGTGGCGAGGGTGCCAAGACCCAGCGTGGTGCGTTGGGCGGCAGCGTCTACGTCATCGAGAAGTGCGCGACCAGCGGACGTACAAGCAATCTCTTCGATGTTGCCAGCACCTGCGCTGCTGCGTCCCAGCAGAACGTCGGTGGCACTGACGTTCTGGATTTTGCCGTAAGTAACGGCGTCATCCGCAATTTTGGCAGTTGCAACGGATGCGTCAGCAATCTTGTTTTCAGTAACGGCACCTGAAGATATTTTTGCTTCAGTGACTGCTGCATCAGCAATTTTTGCAGTTGTGATGCTGGAATTTGAAAGCGAATTGGTTGTTACAGCGTCTACTGCAAGTTTTGCGCTGGTAACTGTGCCATCAATTAGCTTTGATCCCGGTACGCTGTCATCTGCAAGATTAAGTTTGCCGTATGTAATCGTTGCATCTGCAATCTTGTCATTTGTAACTGCACCAGTGCTGAGTTTTGTTTCAGTAACAGCACCAGTACCAATTTTTGCCTCTGTTACGGCACCATTGACAATGGCGGCAGTATCGACAGCATCGTCCGCCAGCTCTGCCGCCCCCACGGCATTACTAGCAATAGCAGCAGCATCAACAGCGCCCGCTTGAAATTTTGCAGACGTGATAACGCCATCAGCAATCTTGGCGCCTGTAATAGCCGAATCGGCAATCGCTGATGTACCAAGGCCAATAGTGTCAATTTTGGCTGTGGTTACAGCGTTATCGGCAATTTTTGCGGTAGTTATCGCGTCGTCTTCAATGCCTGCAGTTGGAGCGATGATTTGCTGGTAAGCGCTACCGTCCCAAACCTTGAGATATTTAGTGGCGCTACCGACGTAACCGCGACCTTCAAAGTTGTCGGTGGTTGGCTCAACGCTGTCGTAAGCAATGCTGCTGTCGTTAGCCAGCTTGGCGGCAGTGATGGCATCGTCAGCTAGAGCCGTCGTACCAATCTTGGTGACGCTGCTCTGGTTGAGTTTGCTGAGGTCGATGCTGCTGTTGTCTGCAAGGGTTGCACCTCCCTCAAACAGATCCTTGGCGGTAACTTTTTTGGTCTCGCTAGCCGAAATATCGACGATTGGCAGTACGTCAATAGCTGCCACATCAGTTTCGGCGAGCTGGTTTAGCTGTGTAATTCGCTGGTCACTCATGGCGTTACAGGGTGTCCCGTTAGCTGCCGGTCATGCTTCAGTGTAGCGATAAAGGTTTTGTAGGCACTAGCCGCCTCTTCCGCCGTAGGAAACAAGCCTATGCTCACCGTCTTTTTATTTATTTTTACTTGTGCCTTAAATTTGCCTTTTTGTATAGTAACCCCTCGCGGCAGTTTGTACTTATAATGCTTGTCGCCACAATTTCTAGCATTTTCTGAAGGAGTAAGAGGTCTCAAGTTTTCTATTCTGTTATCGAGTTTGTTTCTGTTTATGTGGTCTACAAGCGGCGGTAGAAAATCATTAAACATTAACCACACAAGCCTGTGTACTAGTAATTTTTTGCGCCCATGCTTTGTTTGCCAATTTACAAGTAGGTATCCATTTTTAGTTAAACTTCCTATCGGTTTATCTATTTTGCGCCTGCCGTAAGGTTTTGCCCAATAAAGTTGTCCATCTACATATGTAACAGTGTTTTTTATTTCCTCGGGTGAGGGGTACGCGATGTTTTCCAAGGCTGGAGTGAGTACTCCCGGCATCCTAGCAGTTTAGTCAGTAACTTCAGTGAGGAGGAAGTCTAGGTTCTGCTGCAGGCGGATGCGGTCGTCGTCTTCCTTAAGGATGTAACCGGACGGTTCGCCAAGCAGTAACCGGATCTCACCGGTGGTTACAAAGTCGATGGCGCAGTTGATCGTTTGATCTGGACGCACCTCAACACCGGTGCGCGTCACCATCGCGTCGAACTCGTAGTAAACGTCTTGTGTGCCAGGGTAAGCGTCGTTTTCTGTTAGCTGCAAGAAACAACTAAACTCGCTGCCGATGTCCGTGCGGTTGATTAGCTGCAACATTAACAGAGAATTTTCTACCAATCCGCTGTTTTGCGTGTTGAAGATACAGTCAATCGAGCCAGAGCCGCTGATTAGTCCGGCAGAGTACATCTTGCGGAAGCGGTCGGACATCGTGGTGGTATCCAACGATTCCCTATCAGTGTTAAAGGTGAAGCCGGTTACATCGCCCAAGACACGTTCCGCGCTGCCGTAAACGCTTACGTCTACAGGGATGGGGTCGCCTGTAAAAGATCTTAAGGGGTATTCAGAAACTCGATCATTGTTGATTGCCTGCGAAAAAAATTCAAACAGTCGTATGCCGCCGATAACGTTAAGGTTGCTGTAGGCGATGACTTCATTCAGTGTTGCACCACTGCCATCGGGCCACGTAGAACTCGGCAAAAAGTCCAAACCTCGTGGATCATCGGTGACAATCCGCAACTGATCGCCGGTCAGCAGGTTTTCAATGGATCCATCAAAGCTAAAGCGGTTAAGCGTTGTATTAACATCCGCAGGCGAAACGGCAGTGCGAAACGCCAGCGTACTTTTACGCTTCAGCTTTACCTTGCCGTGATGCCCCAGGAAATAGGTCATGCGTCAATCAGTTCGCTGAAGGGACCATCCACCGTAAATTGGATGCCAACAGAAGTCAGTTCGCCTGTACTCACTTGAATCGAAGCACTGGTGATGTAAGCATAAAAACGCACATCATCTTTAATATCAACACCACTGCCGGGCTGCGTGCCAGCGCGAAGCGTGATCATCACGCGATCACTTTCTGTCACTCCAGCAGTGCTGGTCTTCATGATTTTGTTTAGGAAATCATCAAACTGGACGCCAGGCTCAGTGCTAGTTGTTCCCTCACGCCGGTAATACCACAGTGGCGCTACCCGTAGCGCTCACTGCACCTGGCGTGTAGCTCTTGACGGCAGTATCTACTGTGGTGGTCTCTAGCAGCTCAAGAGACGTCTCCAAAGACCAGTCGCGCAGCTTCAACGCGGCAAGAGTCGCGCCTGGATTACTAACCTCACCCAAAAACAAGGCCCCGGTGCGTCCTGTGTAGTAGCCCATAGTGTGTGCGTGTGACCTGCTGTATGCTCAGTCTAACCAAGAGCGCCATCGACAAAAAACTGATTTGAGCTGATCAAACGTTGGGCAATCAAGGATCGACCGGCGCTGTCGGTGGGATGCTCCACTGCCTTGATGGTGGTTTCGCCTTCCTCGTCCATGCTTACTTCGGTCACTCGGAAGACGCGCTTGTTTTTGACCGACTTGCCCAGTACGAACAGAGCGTCTTCGTAGCTCTTCAAGGCTGCGGCTACACCGTTGGAGACGACAACGTTGGAGAACTGCTTGGTGCCGACACCGCCGCGATACACAAACACCGTATAGGTGCCGTTTGGCACTTGTCTTGGCAAGGGAGCATTTAATGCGCCGCCAGCTTCAATGCGTCCGCTGTAAATGCTGTTCCACTGGTTCATACCGATCTCGACGTAGATGTAAGCACCAGGAAAGACAGGGCTGTCGGTCGGAAAAGTTTTGAACTCGATGGCGCGGCGGATGTACTTTTTACTGAGGCATAGGAACTTTGTCAACAGGATTGCCTGTTCGCGGCGCGTTACAAACTGCGATACGTCGAGTGTTTCAAGGACGGCTTCGTCTGCATCTGTTTCCCGAAGCGATACTTGAACGCTGGAGTTAATTGGGAAAACATCGTTAGTTGTCGTATCGCGGAAGACCGCTGTGACGATAGCGTCCTGCACACTGGCGCCGTAATCAATAAATTCTTCCTTGTACGAATCTTCCAGAATGTTGCCTGCGGTGAACAGTGCGCTGATGGCAATGTCAGGATCTATTGCTCCAGTGGATGCGTCATAGGGCACACCGGGTACGAGGGTGTCGCGTCCACCGATCTTGGCGAACTCCAGCAGGCTGAACGGTGCTGTTTGTGCCCAGAACTCGCGCCAGCTCCGTTGGTCGGCAATAATTCCGTCCATAAATAGCCTGTTGCGAACGCAGAAGCGTTTTGTTCTGGCTAGTTGCGGCACATCAACGGAGTGGATTGAGGCGTACTGCCCAATGCCGTTAATTGGATCCAGCACCGTGTCCAAGAAAATATCCGAGGCGTAGCTGGAAGATCCGCTAGGACGCCTACGCACCAGGGCGGCAACTTCCGAATTGCTATCGTACAGAGCAGGGTTTGTTGACAGGCGCCGCAGCTCCTTACCCTGCGTGACCCACGCGCTGACGCTTCGCAGACTTTCGGTGGTCTTAGCGGCAAAGACGTGCAGACCGAGTGTGCTGATTCCGTCATACAAAGTGGGGCTATAGGCGCTCCAAGGCTGGAGGAGTTGTTCGTTTACAGCAGTAATCGTAACTTCAGGACCTTGCTCGTAGGAGAACTGGCTTTGAGAGTTGGCGTCGTAGTTAAACAGATCCCACTCTTCAATGTCGTCCGTGATTTTGTTGATTGGCAATAGATCGGTAAAGTTGTAAACGTCACCGTTGAACTGGATAAAGACTTGCTTGTCGCCTGCATTGACGCGGCGCAGGCTGCCGTTGGTGTTGAGGTAGCAATAGCGCGTTACACCGACTTCAGACTTTGGTTCCAATACGGGTTCAAACTTGACTTCCCAGTAACGTGCGTTGTAGGCACGAGTGAAAGCAATGTTGGAGTAGATTAGTTTCAGGTAGGTAAAAATGTCTTGCTCGCTGGTGCCACGCACGCAAAAGATACATGGAGCAGCAACATAACCGCGAGCACCAGCAAAGCGCCAGTACAGACGAAACATGACGGTACGCGCTTGCAACCCGTTGTCTGACGACGAATCCCCATAATCTTCTTGGTCCTTACCGTACACTTCGGCTCTACCGCTAAGGCGGCGATATGCACGAACTTTCAGTGCAAAGTCGAGAGCTTGGCACGATGTAGTTGATGCGTAGTGCGCTTCTTCAATATGCGCCAAGCACTTTAAGTAGTACGCTTGTCGCTGATACGCGCCTGCTGCTTTGATGCGGACGTTCTCAGCTCGCAAGGCAGCGTTTTCTTTGTTAAGCGCGGTAGTTTGAGTGTTGATGTATTTGATCGCTCGCTGGGCATCTTCGGAACCGAAGTCACGTCCATTTTGAAAACGCTCGTACCGATTTACAACTTCTTGGACGTTTTTCTGTCTGACATAAAACGCACGCTGACCGCTCTTGGTATCAATAATCGACTGAAGCACTTCTTTGTCTGAAGTAAGCGTTGTTATCTGAGCGTTATTGTTGTTTATTTTTGTCTGTTTGTTTGCTACATCTGCGCTTGCGGTAAGCCAGTGTTTGGTGCTGTAGTTGACGCCAGGGAATTTGCCGGTGCGTTCGCACTGCAAAGTTAGCGTCATCTTGCTGATGTCAACATCCGAGCCAGCGATGCTAATAACACGAAGGATTGCGGAACCGATTTTGAAGCGTGCTCCAGAAAAGACGGCGGATGCTTCGCCACGTCGTGCCTTGGCGCGTTCGTCGTTGCCGCCTGCTGCTGGAATTGTCAGCGTAAAGCGCGTTCCAACGGGAATCAGACGCCGCGAACCGTTTTCAGGCCAGTAGGTTGCAACATTAGAAAGCACTGTGCCAACGTCGCTGCGTTTGCGGTCGCCTGATGGGTCGATTCGCAGTACCTGCACGTTGATCGGGATTACGGCAGTTACCCCGCAAGCTGCACTTGTTGTTGGTGCGTATGCCTGGCTGAAGCCGAACTCATCTGTAGTAGCGAGGGTATTTAAGCGAGCAGTCGGGCGCTTAACAGATCCTAAGCGTGTGGGATCAGCAAAAATGTTGCCGTTAGCGAGCTGGTTGTAGCGGGTGTTGCTGTTGGGGTTCCAGTACGCCCAAATGTTGCTTTGCGGGTAATCACGCAGAGGAAGTTGACCGATGGCTGTGCGCGTAATGTCGATGCCGCCGATTTTTCCGGCGCCGATGGCGAGCATCAGTTGCATAAACTGGTTGCCGCCAAAACTTAAAACTGCGCTCCAGAGGAGAGCGGTGTTGACGCGAACGCCGCCTTGGTTGTTGTCAGCGGTGTTTGTATAGACGAGGGGGATTGGATCGCCGTAATTTGCTAACTCTTGAACGCCGTTAAATCCGAAGCGTGGCGCAAATCGTTGATCGCGTGTTTGACCGACGCCGCGTGTCTCGGGGATACTTGGTTTTGGTGTTAGTAGTGCTGCTGCAACTTGAAATAAGATGCCGACAATCGTCAAAACAATGGCAACTGTCTCAGCGTTGCGTACATCTAAAACAGTCCCTTCTTTGGCGTCTTCGTAGACAGGAGCAGCGGCAATAAAGTCCAGATACTCTTCTTTGCTGATGCCCAAAGCATCAATCAGTTGGTGCTCGTAGGGCAGCAGCTTGCGGGTCATTTGTTCAGCCTGAAGTACCAGCCGTCGTTTGCAGGAAGTGCGGTACGAATGACCTTACCGCCGGGACCGATAAAAAGCACGGTGTTGTCTTCCATTACTGTACCGAGGGCGCCAACGCCCGGACTCGGCAACAACACAACAGCGTGGGGTTCTGGTCCAGCAAGGCGGGTGGCGTTTTTGAGCAGCCACTTGGCGATGAACTTTGGCGGCAGCGTGTCGTCGTTGTAGGTGGCAAAAATTTCGCGGAGTTCGGGTCCGTAGTCCCAGTAGCCAAGGCGCTTGTGGACTTCGGCTGCAAGGGCGCAGCAGTCCACTTGACCGCTGCCGTCACCGGGTAGTGCGCCCCAAGCACGGGTTAACCCGATGAACTCGTTGGTGTTGATCATTGCAGCGAAATCTGCGAGCTGGTCGGCAGGGGACCAACGTTACGGCGGGTCATAGTCTGACCGGGAAACTTCGCGCCAACGCTGTCCATCGCAGAGCGGAAGCGGAGTTCCAGCGTGGTGTCAGAGATGCTGGCGCCAATGCCGACATACCGCTCTTGATAAGAACGCACCATTTCGTTGTTGGCGTTAAGCCACTGGGTCGTGAGTGTCAGCCGAGTAAGCCGGTTGCCGTCTGCCTGTTCTGCAAGGCGGATGGAAAAGTCTTCCGCCGGGAACAGCACCTGCAAAAGAGCGTTGTCGCCGGTCAGGTTTGAGACGGTTCCCTCAGCCCGAAACGGTGCGAAGGTGTAGCTGATACTTCCGATTTTTTTGGTGCTGCCGACGAAGTAGTTCTGAAAGGCGTAGCGGTTGCCGGTTTTATCCGTCAGAAAGAAAAACTGCGCGATGCGGACGGTCGTGGACATTATGCCAATTCTCCAATCAACTGCACTCGCACGGTGCTAATGCCTTTGATCACGCTCTGGACGTTAGGGGCTTCGGCGTAAAACCACTCAATACCAGCGGGTGTACGAATCTTGTTGCCGGTTGCGGTATCGTAGCCCGCTACAACAGACGTTGGCAACGCAAACCCGCTAAGCGTGCCCTGCTGTTTGAGGTAGTGATCCAAAATTAGATCGAGGTTGGCTTCGCTGATGTTTTGGAACTCCAGCTCCAGTTGGTAGCCAGTGGCGCGGTTGCCGAAGCTGCGCTTGACGATGGCGCCAGACAAAGCGCGGTAGGTCTTGCTCGGGTAGTCGCCTAGGCGGAAACTACGGGAGGTTGGCTTTAGCGAAGGGAATGTAGCCATCAGCGGATACCTAGGCGGTTACGGGTTTGGGGCGATTGCTGAATGCGATCCAAGGTCATGCTCATGCCGCGTTTGGCACCATCGTTAGCAGCTTGGCGGCGAGTTGCAGCCATGGCTTGTTCCAGTTGCTCGCGGCTGACGTATTCTGTGCCGCCAATGTTGGTGGTCTCAAAGCTCATGTTAAGTATGGGATTACCACTATTGCCACCAGAACTCGAATTCATTGCTTCACGTAGACCGCTTGCTTCAACGCCAAGGCGACCATCGGCGGAGCGACGAAGCGGCATGATGGCCTCGGGACCAGCCTCGCCCATTACGCCGGTTTTCATTGCGCCGCCGTCTGCAAACTTGAAGAGAGTCGGCGAGGTGACGATGCCACCTTTTGCAAAGTAAGCCATGCCACCGTCAAAGTAAGCGCCATTAGCAGCAGGCTTGGTGTATTTCACCCAATCCGCGCCTCCAACGCCCTTCAGAGGATCGTCACCACCACCGCTAAGCCCCGCAAAAACCCTAGCAATACCAATCGCAATATAAGTAGCTATCATCTTGGCGCCTTCTTGTACGAGAATCTGCCCAATGTCCTTCAAGAAGTTCGCGAAGATTTCTTTTAATGTCGTAGTTCCTTCGATCAGCCCCGTAATGCCATTTGAGAGGGAGTTGCCAACGGCGTCTCCAACGCTCTGCGATACGCGGATAGCCATGCCTTCGTAATCCGTCAGCGCACGCTCGGCATTGCCGATGAAGCTCCTCATGCGAGTTCCGGGAGCGGTGAGAGCACGGGCGCGGGCATCTTCGGCCGCTGCGGCGCTTGCTCCGGCCGCGGGGACTTCCTCGAGCCGCTTGCGAAGAGCGTCGATCTCGGCCTGAGCAGCGTCTAACTGCTTCTGGAGGTCGGCTTTCCTTGGGTCGGCAGCGGACTCAATCTCTTGACGTAGCTGCTTTTGCAAATCAAGCTGTTTTGTTAGGTCGGCGTTCAGCTCGGATGTGAGGCGGTTTACCTGACGCTGGATCTCCCGCTTGGCGAGCTCAGCTTGGACGAACTCAGGGGCTAAGCCCTCGGCTTCTAGGCGGTTGCGGAGCTGCAGCGCTTCGATGTCGGCGCGCACGTCGCGGGCCTGGTTGCGCAGCTGAGTAATCAGAGCTGTGGCCTGTTCGGTGGCGAGGATGCGCTGCTTGATAGCAGCTTCCTGCTCGACGTCGCGCAGATGCTGTTTGTAGCGGGCGTTGACGGCGTCGATGGCTTTTGCGCGCTCGGCTTCGCTGAGTTGTCCGGACTTGACCTTGTCGGCGATGCCTTTCTGGACTTGCTCGAGCTCTCGGGCAGCGCCGGCGATCTGCGCTAGGCGGGTGACCTCGATAGCGGAGCGCTCGGGGTTGAAGGCGTCGGCGCTGCTGGCGGCGACGGCGTCGTAGGTGAAACGCACTTCGTTGAGGCGGTCCTCGTACTGCTCGAGCTGGGCACGGGGGAAGAACGCTTGGGCGATGCGGTCGAAGGCGGCGGCGGTGTCGGCGGATGTGATGGCTTCCTGTAGAGCGCGGAAGCGCTCCATGGCGCCGGTGAGACTGCGAACGGCTGCGGCGTAGTCGTTGGCGGCCTTTGTGGCGTCGGGCATGTCGCTGCCTGCGGCAGCGGCGGGTGCGGCAGGAGCTGCAGCGGCTGCGGCACCGCGGGGGCTGGCGACGGAGGTGCCGAGGCCGTGCAGGAAAATGTTTCCGGTCTGCAGAGAGGTGGCTTGCCAGCCGCCAGCACCGCCCCAGGAGGGGGTGCCAACCGGAGTGGGCACCAGCGTGCCGGCGGGAACGGCGATGTCGATGGCACCGCCGCCGGAACGCTTCGCGTGCACAGCCTGCTCTTTGGCCAGCGCCTTGCGGAGCTCGGCCTCGTCGAACATGTTCTTGACGTCGATCTTGGCGTTGCTGAGCTCGATGTACTCGAGGCCTTGGCCTTGCCACGCCTTGATGATTGCGGTGGCTTCGTCGATTACGGCCTGCTTGTTGCCCGTTGGGCTGCTGATGTCGAGGTGGGGGCCGGTGCTGCGGCCGGTGCTACCTACGCGGAAGCCAGCGGAGACGCCAGGGGCTGCTGGAGTCGTGCCACCTGCGGCACGTTGGCGGGCGTCGGCGGATTGGCGCTCGTAGTCGGCGGACTTTTTGCGGATCTCGGCGATCTTCTTCTCGATGTCGTAGCGATAGTCGCTGATGGCTTTTTCGAGGTTGGTGACCTCGATAGCGAGCGTCTTCTTGGCGGTTTCGATTTCGAGTTCGCCGCGCTCGCGGGTAGCGATGTAGGTGTTGAGGGCTTCGAGGGCGGCGCGGGAGGCGCCTTCTTCGCCCTCGAGGAGCTTCTCGTTGGCACGTTCGATCTGCTTGATGCGGAGTTCGCCTGCCAGGCGGAATATCTCGACTTCCTTCTGGGCGAGGGCTTGGCGCTGCTGGAAGAGGTCGCTCTCGATCTGACGGCGCAGGTCAGCTACCTCGCGCTCGAGGTTGGTGCGGTTTTGCGCTTGGAGCTGGATGTCCTTGATTGCTTGTTCGCGGTTGCGTTGGGCGTCTACGCCACGCAGCTGCGCTTTGACTCGGGCTTCTTCCGCTTGTAGCCCCTTCAGCCGTTGCCGAGCGCCTTCTTCAAAGCGGCCGACCTCGGAGCCTGATACGGCACTCCAGAATTCGCCCCAGCTTTGGATACCGGGTTTGAGTTCGTAGCGAATCTGGTTAATTTTCTTGCGTACTTCTTCTAGCTGATCGATATTGCGGTTGTAATTGGCGTTAACGATGGCCTGCTCAAAGTCACGAGCGGATTTTGTAGCGCTATCAGCTGAATCCCCTACATCTTTGTACGTGGTCTGAAGCCGTCGCAGAGCTTCAGCGGCTCGGGCGTTTGATTGCTGATCCTCCTGAGCACGCTGGAAGCGTCCGAAGGCATCGATGATGGCGGCGATCCCGACTTGGATGACGAGAACCCAGCCCAGAGAGGCCAGGATTGATGCGCCGGCGGCTTTGGCTCCGGCACCGAGGCCGCGGAAGCCAGCAGCGAGGCCGTTCAGTTGCGTGCCTGACGTGACAGCTTGCTTGCCTACGGTGAAGAGCTCAACCGATAGCGCCTTGAGGCCGGTTGCCAGAGCGGGAATAGCGGCGGCTGGGCCTACGAGTGCAGTGGCCAGGCCAGCGAAGAGGACGAGCAGCTTGCCGACGGCCAGGACGACAGCGGCAATAGCGCCAACGAGGCCGGCGAGAGCTGTACCTAGGCCACCGATAGCGGGGATGACTGCGCCAACAATGAAGCGGCCGAAGAGTACGAGCTGGGTAGCGGCGTCGAGGCCGACGCGCTTGAGAAGACCGAGGACTGCGGCGACCTCGGAGAAGTACTGGACAGCGGGAGTGTTGAGGAAGCGGGAGTAGAGGTTGAAGACTGTGGCCAGCGGTTGCGAGATGGCGCCAATAACGCTGGCGATGTTGGCCAGGGCTGATGCGATGGCCTCAAAGCTTCCGACTTTGATCTTTACGAAGGCCTCGGCGATGTTTTTGAACGCATCGATCAAGATCAGTGCGGTTGGCTTCAGCGCTTCGATGGCCTGGCTGAGGGCGCCAACGGTGCGCTGGGCGACCTGCTGTATTTGGTTGAAACCGCGCTCGGCAACGGAGGCAGCGGCAGAGGCAGCGCGGGAGGGGTCGCCAGCGCCGATTCCGGTGCGGCCGGCGGTGAGACCAACAAC